CTATGTTTTTGTATTGCTTTAAGATATTGTAGTCTGCCAATGTGTTTCTGTACCTAAAAGTAAAGTTTATTGCAATTACATCTGATTGACCGAAAACGTCAAGTTTTTTAGGGTATATCCAAGCATTCGAAAGGTCACAAGCCATTTGAGGATAAATGTAAAATATCCATCTGTTTATAGAACCTCTTGGTTGATTGGTAAACACCTCCATTCTTGCCTTATCAAGGTCTATTGAATATTCTTGCCCAGTGTATACTTCAAATGATTCCACATATTCTTGTGCTTCAATTAGTGGTTTTAGCATATCAAACATATACCTATTCATCATTACATCATCCCCTATTTCATCTTGAAAAGGATTAATCGCACCCTCGTATTTTAAAGCGGCAACATCTAATCTTTGGTAAATTATTGCTTTGGTATTTTGAGATTCGCATAAATGTTTAATTCCAGCCATCATAGCAATTAAATCACCTGCAGGAGAAGAAGTTTTTATTTTTAGCATAGATTTTAATTTTTTTTACTATTATTTTGAACCGCCAATCAATCATTAACAATTAAAAACAATTAAAAAATGGCAAACAATCACTTTTTAGCACAGGTTTACGGAAGAGCCGTTGGCTATGGTCGACCTTTTAGAGGCTTAAACAATGCGCTGGGCACTCCTGCTACTCAAGGCGTTGGCATAAGCTTGCCTTCCGCTTTATGCACCATTTCTGCTGCACCGCCCAACACAGTTGTGAATGGCGTAACGCAAGTTTCGCTTATTGAAGTTTTACCGACTGGCTTAAATCAGCCGTCAGTTGTTTATTCAAGCGCACAAACTGTTGCTGCCTTGAGTACTTTGGCTGTCTAATCAAAGCCGAATTTTTAAAGCCCCCACTTGTTGGGGGTTTTTTATTTATTTTTCTTTATGGAATCAAAGTAATACAATTCCCAATAAACCCAATTTGCTATTGCAAAAGGCAATGTAAAAATGAAATAAACGACGGCAACGGGTATTAAAATAATACCAAAAAAAACAATTTCAAAATATTCAAATACTCTTTGTTTCATGGTCTTTGTTTTATCCAATTTTTCATAAATTTTGGATGGGTTACTGAAATTGGTTTCAAATCTTTTGCTGGGTCAAACCACAAATCGGGGTTAAACACTTCACATTCATCTAATTTTTTATCATAGTCAATCATTCCAAACACCCCTTGCTGCATATTGATAATTTTGGATTTCATTACTTCTTTTTTTCTTACAAATCCATAATGCACCAATACAATATCATCGCAAAATTCTACTTCGTGTGATGTATTTAAGCCAAGTGATTCGGCATCATCGTATGCTCTAAAATTCGCCCTTGCAAGTCTTAATACTTGGGTGTTGCAAGGTTGTCTTTCGTGTGGAACATTAAGTTCAAAGTCTGGCGTTTTCCAAAGATTAACCCTTCTTATAATTGCCGCTTCACCACCTTTTTCTATAAACCTTCTTATTGCAGGATAACTGCTTTCGTGAACAACTTCATCTGCTTGACAAGAAAGTATGTATGGAAAACCAAGTCTATCTGCGTGTTGGATTGCTATGTTCGTTATGTAGGATAACCTATGCTTGTCTGGGTACAAATTCCAATCCGTTTCTTTTAATTGAATAATGTAAATGTTTGGATTGTTCAACTTGGTCAATATATCCAATGTTCCATCTTCGCTTTCTACATAAGCGACTATTACAGCATCGCATACTTCAAGCATAGAGTTGATTGATTCCTCAAAACAATAATCGTATTTAATTGCGTTTTTTACTATTTGTATTCCTGCAAGTTTCATAAATTAATTTATTTTATAAGCAAATATTGCACCCTTGTTTAATTCGGGATGAAAGCTTGGAAAGATTATACACGAATAACCCATTTTTTCAAAGTCCTTTTCAGTCCATCCGCTTTTATGAGTATCCGGGTGGGTAGAGTTTTCATCAACCATATAATCTCCATAAGGGGTAAAAATTATTGATGTTTTTGATTTTGCTTTTATTAGTTCAAGCAAGTAGTCTCCGTCTTTTTTACTCAAATGCTCTATTCCATCGGAGCAAATAATAGCATCAAAAGTGTAAGATTTTTCTAAATACTCAATAGCATCTTGTTCTACAAATTCATCGGTATTCCTTAATGGAAAATCAAGTCCACGATTTTGTATATCTACAAACGTAATACTTTGAAAATCCAGCAAAGGCGTGTGCGGTGCTTTGTGGCACATCAAATCAAGCAAACTTGAATTTGGTCTACCTTTAAGTATATCATTTACCACTTCAAGCCATAAATCACCACTACCTACATCGTTTCTGTAACTTATCATTTGCTTTTTACTTTTGTCTTTTTTTTCTTCTCTGCTTTTTTAAGATAAGCAACATAAAATCCATTCCACCAACTATCGTTGTCGTGACTTCCCTTTGATTTTAGATACTTTTCAAACAAAATTTCATATCCTGCTTCTTCAATACCTGCTGCTGTGCCTTTTTGAACTTCATCCCAATCAAAATCATCGCAAATAAAAACAAATTCATGCGCAAGTACTGGCTTGTAAAATGTCAATGCTCTTTTTTGGCTTTCTTCGCTATGGTCTCCGTCATACAAATACAAATCAATGTCGGAAGGGATTTTTTTGAGAACTTCTGGGTTAAAAGAATCAGAGTGTATTAAATTGAACTTTGTAGAACCTGGAAGAAATCTGCATGACCAATGCAAAAAATCAAGCTTTGCCCCTTCGTTGTCTGTTACATCTGATTCAAAGCTATCAATAGCCGTTGCCGTTTCTAAATTTACATTTCCACCAACAGAAGCGGTAAATGTTCCTCCTCTGTGAACTCCTACTTCAAGATACCTTGTACCAAGTTTCCCCAAACTATTAAGCAAGTGCCTAATTCTTAAAGAAGTCAATGCAGGAACTTGATATTGCTCTGCAGGTAAACTTGAAATTAATTGGTCTGCGTTTTCCAATGCTAATTGAATAAACTCAATTTTTTCTTTTGGTTTCATTTGATTTCGTTTATGATTTTAAATATATCTACATACGAAAAGTCCGAACAAGGTGGTTCGTTTTCGTTTACTACACATTTTTTTCCTTCGCATCCTACTACATCGTGCCAACAAAGAGGGGTATCGCAAGATTTTTTGTTTATCCAATGTATGTTTGACATATCGGGGTGAATTAAATTCAAATCCACAGAACCAGAGAATATAAACGAAGTTACTCCAAAAGCAACTGCTATATGAGATATTCCCGAATCAATGCCAATAAAATAATCAGCACCGCCAACTACATATTTCAAAAAGTCAAGCGATTTTGTGCTTATTTGAAATGCTCCATAAACCGATTCTTGTGTAGTGCCGACTTGAATAACCAAATACCCTTTGCTTTTTAGCCAATGCACCAACTCTTTAAAGTTAAAGTTTCTTATATTTCTGTATGGCTGCTCTCTTGTGTCGTTGTGTATTACAATGTATTTTTTGAATAGTTTGTTGTTCTTTACATCTGGATAATACAAACTTGGGGCTTTTAACTCTGCATTTTTAACTCCAGCAAAAGCAAAATATGAACTCAAATGCAACTCTTTTGGGAATGATTCATACGACATATCAAGATTAAAGTACTTGTGCGGAATTGAGGTGTCAAAGTTTTCGTAAAAAACAACAGGAAAATGGTGTCTGTAAAATAATTCATAAAACACAGGAGTTGTTTTTAGTACAACTTCATATCCGGCATTATAATAATGTGCCAATACTGGCTCAACACCAATAACATCACCCATAGCGCCAATTCTTTGTATTACAACAACGGGTCTGTATGGCTTGTGGTGAAATCCATGAAATCCAAATGTGTTGTTTTTTGGCTTTATCAATTCAAAAGAAAACTTTTCAGCAACTTCATCTGGAGCCCAAATAAATGAATATTTTTCCTCCAAATACCTTCTGTATATTCTGCAAATAGAAACATCTTCGGGAGTAAGTATTTCAATAGTATCATCTATTCCAATAATTTCAAGCAATCTAAAAGACCGCCAAGAAAACCCTCCATTTCCGTTGTTTAGTCCGTCTCTTTCTGACCATAAAGCCCCACAATAATCATATCTGTAAAGAGATTCGTCAAAAAGTTTTCCATTAAGAACATACCCATCATGCTGAATTATCAATACAAATTCTGTTGTTATGTATTTGTATAATTCTTTAATAACAAATCTGCTGTAATCGTCTACCGAATTTATTTCATTTACCACTATAGTTTGCACTCCATCTACTTCTACATCGGTATTGGTAAAAAATAATGCCTTGTCTGGCTGAACTTCTTGTAATGTTTTTCTTAATGCTACAATAGCTTCCCCTACATTATAAGTATCAATACATACTACTGTTACGTCTTTTAGTATCATAATTCAGGTTTATAATTTTTCTCAAACCAATGCTCATCAATAGTTATTGTAGGATACTTTTTCTTTAACCATTCACAAGACTTAATCCAAGAATTTAAAAATATAGTATAAACTTCATTGTATTTTTCTGGTGTATCAATGTATGTAAAAACCAACTGAATAAAGTTTTCGTTTATTGGTTTTAAGTGATTATACACCTTGAAAGCATTGTGTTCAAAGTGCCTTCTTTGCTCTCTGTTGAGTGTTTGCTCAAATCTTATTGCATCAGACATTTGGAGAAGATACGTTTGGAGATGTGATTAATGAAAATACAGAAATTCTGACATGAAGCTGGGCTTGAAGTTCCCCATCATCTTTTTTATATGTTTTTGTTTCTGGCTTTCCTTCAATGTAACAAGTGCAACCTTTTTTAATGTATTTGGCAAGTTCTGTTTTTTCAGTCCACCAAGCACAATGTATCCAAGTTGTTTTGTCTACATAATCACCATCGCTGTTTTTGTACCTTTCGTTGTGAGCGACATTAAAATTAATAACTGTTTTTCCGTTCACCTGATTTACTACAGCATCTTTACCGACTTTTGCTATACATTCAATTTTCATCATAACTAAAATAAATTTTCGCTTGTTTGTGTTTGTGTATTATATGGCTGTTGATTATCTTCAAAGTTAAAATTAATTTTTTGGTCTTGTAAAATTTTTTGCATAGGGTCAACGGCATTAAAAAGAAATCTTCTCTTTTTGAATAGCATTTCAAATATGAAAAAGCCCTTTTTACCTACAATCTTTTGCCTTCTGATTTTTTTGCTATGAAATTCACAAGTAGGGTTCTGCGGGTCTGTTTGTGCAAATGGTCTGTGATATATCAAAATATTATCCATTTTGTTGTTCCACATAGCCCCGTCTGTCAAGTCAAATACATCCGGGCAGGGATAGTTTCCGTCTCCAGCTTTGGTCATTTGTCTTGGGTGGGCAATTATCCAAAAGAACACATTGTTTATTTGAGCAAATCTTGAAAATACCGAAAGCACCCATTCCAAGTACTTGTCCGTTCTGCCAAACTTTTGATATTCGTTTGTAAGTTGGTTGAAAGGGTCAATATCGCAGCCATCAATGTTTTCCTTGATAATAAGTTCCAAAAACACCTCCATTACATATTGGGGAGTTGGGCTTACATCTTTGGGATAAACATAGAAAATGTGCTTACAAACAAGGTCATAGACATATTCGTAGGTTTCTCTTGAAGGTCTATTTGGGTTATTTGGTGAACAATCGCAACCAAGTATAATTTCAACGTAATCGTGGTAGTATTCTTCTGGTGGGTTATCCTCTGGTGCAAAAGAAGCAAACTTTTCCCCGTACATCAACATTCTCATAGCTTGATACCACTTCTTAAAAGAACTTTTACCATAGTTCCCGATACCTGAAAGCAAAGTAATTTCTCCCCTTTTTGGCTTAAACCTTTCATCAAGTTCTGGTATGCTTACCCCTCCAATTTGTGCATATCCTTCATCATATATCCTCAATGCTTGCTCCTTTACATCAATTCCATAAACAACGTCTTTCAATTTCAGTCCATCGTCATAAACGGTATTATCTACGGGTATTTCACTTTTGGTAACCTTGTCTGTAAGAACTTCCTTGTCAAAAAATGCCGTTCCAAAATTGGAATTATTTGCTTTGTACGCTGACTTGATTGCCCTCTCCGCTTCGCTATTTGTAAAATCCGAATTAGTTACAAACTCATAATTAATTAAATTAATCGCTTTTGATTGCTCAATTCCGAACCTGCAACAAGCGGAAGCAAGTTTAAAAATAAAGTTATTTCTCTCTCCTGTTACAAAAGCATCGTTTTTATTGGAAAGCCAAGTTAATATTTTCTTAAAAATCTGCTCATCTTCTTGCGTTCTTTCGTATGTTACTTGCTTTTCGGTCTTTTTTACTTTGGTGAATACCTTTGCTTCTGCGTTTATGTAAATCTCTGGGTCAAAACTTTCGTAACATACCCTTGATACGTTTATTCCAGACCTGTCTATTTCTGGAAAAACATCTTGTAACGCTTGAAAATGTTCCCTGTGTTTTTTCGGAGAAGCTATCTTAACAAGTGCCTTTAATCCTTTTCCAGACGGAGACACCCAACAAGCATAAACAAAATCTTGGGATATAATTTCGGTCTGCTTTTCTCTAATTTCGAAAACATCATCAAAATCTAAAACTATAAAGCCGCTATGCTGAATTAATTGGTTATCAGTCCTGTCGTTGCCAAATTTACCCGAAAAACAAACGGAAGGAAGGTTCAACTTCAACTTGTTCGCCTTATCCTTGTCTATCGTATTTCGTATTTCGTTGACTGTTTTTTCACTTTTCCCTGTTTTTATCCGATTTAATGCTTCTTCAACTGAAACGTAAAAAGGTTCTTTGCTAAAAATGTTCTTAAAAATCGTTACCATTGTATTAGAATTAAATTTACTATTTGAAATAAAGCCCAAATTTCGATTATTTTTATAGGTGTGGTATCATTGTACTGTTTTTGATTTTAAATTGAAATTTGCCCCGTTTCCTTTCGATTGGCGACATGTTTTAGTATTCGGACACAGGTTTAAAGTTCAATCTTGCCTTTTGGAGGTCATTTTCGTAATTTTTTTGCTGCGGTTTGGGAATTTCCATCGGTTTGAGGTAGGGAATAATGTTTTTGATTTTCAATTTTGGGTTTTTGATTGGTTTTCCATGCCCATCTTTCCAGTCACTTTCTTGCCAAGTTTCAAGTTTTGTTTTCAGCGAATATTCGTACTTACTAAAGTCCAAATTTAGCTTTTCAATTTCGGCTTTTCCAAACGCAAGCAAATCATCAAAATTGAATTTTTGTACAAAATGTGTATTATTTGTTTTTTGATTAAGTAGAGTATTAGTATTACGTAGAGTATTAGAATTAAGTAGAGTATTATTCTCTTGGTACTTTTGTACCACACCCCCCTGGTAATTTTGTACCACACCCCCCTTGTACTTTTGAACAATACCCCCCTTGTTAAATTGCATCGTTATTCGAATGATTCTTTTTTCAATTTCTTTTGAATTTTTCTTGTAAATAAATTCAGTTTTCAAATACCCCTTTTTTTCTAAATCGCAAATCAATTTTGACACATAATTAGAGGACTTATTCATACCCAAAATGGATGAAAAATATTCGTTTGTGGCGTAGCATTCATCATCAATGTTTGTCAAGTTACTTATCAAGCCAACCAATATCTTTTGGTTTGGGTTAATATCCTTTGCCATTAAAACTTTTGCGTGAATAACGACTGCCCAATTTTGCTGAATTTCACTCATAATTTTACTTTTAATATTTTTTCAATTAATTTAATTTCGTAATCGTGAAACTTATCCAGCCCGTTTTTTTTTCTTGAAAATGCGGAATCGGACATTTTTACTCCGCTTTCTCTCATTTTTTGCAAAATCCAAGTTTGCGTTCTGCCGTCTTTTGCCCGGTCAATTTTTTCCTTCAATGTCAAATTTTCCATATAATTTTAATTTTTTAATAGGAACAAATATAGATTAAAATAATTCTCTTCAAAATTTTTTTTGTTTACTTAATTTAATTACTTTTGTTCTATGAACAGCACAATAATTCGTAAGAAAAAGCGTTGTATTACTTGCTTTGATATGACTTATATTTTTAGCAAGGGTAGATGTAAAAGTTGTGCGACCATTGAAGGTACACAAAAAAGAATTGAAGATTATGAGGATAGTGATGATAGGGAAAGTTTTTCAAATCTTGTATCTGATTTAGACCAAATATTTTCAGTTTACATTAGAATAAAATACGCTGACACAAATGGAATGGTAGAATGTTTTACTTCGGGTAAAAAGTACCATTGGAAGCAAATTCAATGCGGTCATTTTATATCCAGAAGCAATTTATCTACAAGGTGGTTAGAATTAAACTGCAGACCGCAAAGCGAACACGATAATTGTATGCTGAATGGAAACTTGTTAGTATTTGAAAATAAGCTGAATGAAGAAAAAAGCGGAACAGTAGATTATTTAAGAGAAATATCAAGACAAATATCAAAACCAACTATCAGTGAGCTTAAGTCTTTGATTATTGAATATAGGTCAAAGGTGAATCAAGCAAAAAAGAAGTTTTTGCAGGGATAATCTCTGATAAGTTGGTTTGTACTTAAAATTAATAAAAAATGGTAGAGCAAATTTTCCTTCCAACTTCCAAAGACCCATGCGTTGTTCAAGTGAACTACAGAAACGGAAACATATCTTTCTACCCCGTAAAAGACGCCAAAGAAGCATTTGGGTTTTATGGTAAAATTGTAGCAATATTTAAACCAAAATCAAATAATCATAAATTATGTACCAAGTAAGAATTAATTTAAGCCAAAAAATAAATAAGAAGTAAAACAATAGTCAGGTGGCGGAAAAGTATAGACGCAGCGTCACTTTGCAGTAAATAGCAAAGTTATAAATAGGAACGTAAAAATTTACAGGTTCACAATCCTGTCCTGACTACTAAAAATTAAAATTATGGAAGATAAATGTTACGAAGCAACTAACGAAGAGTTACGAAAATCAGATTTAGAACATTACGAAAAGTTAGCAAGAAAGTGTCTCCATTGGTCAAGTGGAGTTCCAACAGCAATAAACTTTTATTATGACTATAAAAACATGAGTATATGGCAAAGAATAAAATTAGCATTTAAGAATTAAAACAATAGTCAGGTGGCGGAATTGGTAGACGCTAAAGTGGGTTGCCCTTAGAGTGAGACCTAACATATATAAAATATTTATGCAGTTTACTGCTTATGTTAGTCATTGGCAAATTAGAAAATGTTACTCATACAGGTTCGAGTCCTTGTCCTGACAAATCAATTCAGGTTTTGGTATTGCCCTGAAATTTTGTATATTTGTAGAAACATAAATACTATGAAACAACAGGGTGATACCACTGAATTGAGATTTATGCTATTGAACCATGAGTTAGGATATACTGTATCTAAACCATTTGGAGATAATGCAAAGTATGATTTAATTGTAGATACAGGAGATAATCTTGAAAGAGTGCAAGTTAAATCAACAAGAAGAAAAGAAAGTTCTTCAGGAATGGATTGTTATAATTGTCTTGTTTGTTCAGGTGCTGATTCAAAACAACAGTATATTGAAAAAGACATAGACTATGTAGCAATTTATGTAATACCTGAAAACGCTTGGTATAAAATACCGATAAAAGAAATTAAAGGCAAGACTGTAAAACTGTATCCTCATAGGAAATCACAAAGAAACACCTATGAAAAATATAGAATATAATCCTGTCCTGACTACACTATGTTTCGGCATCACTTGACACTTAGTTCCTAAAGAACGGTGACGGGCAAGAAAACCGATGACAGCCCGGAAAGACGGGCATTTTAAAAATTTTAATTTAATTAAATAAATTAATTAAATTTACAAAAAAAATCGCTATGGCAAAGAAATCATTGGCATTTGTTCTTCAAAATTTGGAAGTAAACGAATCCGTTGAAGTAAACTACGGCTATATGGTAGTTATGGTAACTGTTAGCCGGGTAAAGAAAGAATTTGGTAATTCAGACAAAAAGTTTGGTGTTTTGAAAGTTGATGAAAAGGTTACAAGCGTTAAGCGACTGAAGTAATCTGGTGTAAGTTTTAAGGTGTATTTTTTAACTTTTAATATTTTTCTATGACTGTACAAGAGTATGCAAGTAATTTAATTGGTTTTGGAATAAATTCTCCTCAACACAAAGATTGGATTAAAACAAAGAAGTCAGAAGTAACAGGTACTGAATATCAGTTTAATGACATTGAGTTGATTGAAGATTTGATGGATTATTTCTTTCAATGGAATTATCGTATTGTTGACACCAAAATAGTCAGCGATAAAGTGGGCTTTTCTGTTACCGTTACGGTTGAATTATTGTATTGGAAAAAAGTCACAGAGCAATATGCTGTTTACGGAATAGCAAGTGAATATGCTGCCAACACAAAACAATTAACATTGATTACTCCAAAAGCCGCTTCTATGGCTTTTAAAAATGCAGCAAAGAAAATAGGCAAAGTATTTGGCAAGGATTTAAACAGGGGAATAGAAAACAACGAATTGCCCGTAGTTCAAGTAGAAAAAGAATCAAAGAAAACTACCAAAGAAAAGATTTTAGAGCAGATTGGTAAATGCACAACTGCTGATGAGTTGGAAACATATAAGCTGCTATGTATGTCAGATGTAGAGTTGAAAAACGCATATCAAGAAAAACTTCATTCAATTATAAAGAAATACAAATACAATGTTTGAAAACGTAAAAATAAGATGTTCTTCTTTAGGTAAATTAATGACAGAACCAAAAAGTGTTGCAGACAAGAACGCTGGTGCTTTGTCCGAAACAGCCAAAACAATGCTTGTAGAAGTTTATGCAAAAGCTGTGTATGGCAGGGAAAAAGAAGTACAATCAAAGCCAATGAAAAAGGGCGTATTGGTAGAGGATGATTCTATTGCTTTGCTTTCCAGGCACGATGGTGTGCTTTATCAAAAGAACGAAGTTAGGCAGGAAAACGAATTTATAGGCGGCACTCCAGACATCATAACAGATGAATTGGTAATAGACATAAAATCCTCATACGATATATGGACATTTCTTGCCAATGTAGATTCAAAGATAGATAAGGGTTATTGGTGGCAATTACAGGGCTATATGATGTTAACCAACAGGCGAAAGGCATCTTTGGTGTATTGCTTATCAAATATGCCAGACCATTTGGTTGAAACGGAAAAATATTATTTGTTGAAAAGATTAGATGTTATTTCGGAAGAAAGCCCAGAATACTTAATTGAAGCAGCGAAATTGGAAAGAATACTAAAATACGATGATATACCTGTAAAAGAAAGGGTAATTAGGTACGACATAGATTTTGATGATAGTGTAGTTGAATTGGTAGAATCAAAAGTAAAAACGGCAAGGGAATATCTTAAGTTGTTTCATAAAAAAAGAGGTTTATGACAAAAACATCTCCACCAGACAAGCAAGGCAATTACTTTATAGTTGAAGAAACACCCGGATATTCTTCCATAGCATTAAAATTGGCTACCGAAAGCCACGCAAGAACTATTGGAAAGATATTTCACAAAGAAAGATACTTGCAGATTAAAAGAATAAGGTCAAGGCATTTGTTCCAGAAAAACTTAAGCTATGGTTTTAACGAACATTTAATAAAAAATGCAACTAAATTTGATAACGTATTATTGATTGATGATAATGGAGAAAGATTAGTGCCTGTTTCTGTAATTGTATCAGACGGAAGTTACTTACATTTTAAGCAAGAGGGATTTGAAAAGCAGTTGTTTGTTAAATTGAAAAAGCTGGATGAATATTTATTAAAAAACGAAAATAAATTGTCTTTATTTTAAATTATGGAACATTCTATTATATTATAAACATGGGAGATAAATAAACCAAATAACATGGCACAACAGATAGAAAAAACTTATATAGAACCATCATTGCTTTTTGGAAAGCATATTTTGGACTGCTGTTGTGGCAGCCGAATGTTTTGGTTTGACAAAAATAACCCATTTGTATTATTTGCAGACATTAGGGAATTGAAAACTGAATTGTGCGATGGAAGTTTACTTGAAGTGAAACCTGATATAGTTGCCGATTTTAGGAACATGCCTTTTGAAGATAATACTTTTAAAATGGTAGTATTTGACCCGCCACACTTACACAAACTTAGTGAAAATACATGGATGGCTCAAAAGTATGGAGTATTATTTTCTACTTGGGAACAAGACATTAAAGAAGGATTTAACGAATCAATGAGAGTATTACAGCCTTTTGGTACATTAATATTTAAGTGGAATGAAGCTCAAATTACTACAAGTAAAATATTGAAAGTAATAGGTGTAGAGCCTCTTTTTGGGCATCCAAGCGGAAAACATGGTAGAACTAAGTGGATGGCTTTTATGAAGGGTGTTACACATTGATGTGATATTCTATTTTGAAAAACTAAAACAGAAATAACATGGCACAACAGACACATACAGTTCAGTTCAAAAATTGGGTTGAAGAAATGCTAACTGAAGAAGAAGGAAGAGAAATAGCAGTACAAGGAATAACTTCCCTTCAAATTCTTTACGAAGATTGTACAGGTAAATCACCATTTAAATCAGAATAACATGGCACAATGTAAATGTTGTAAAAGAGAAAAAGAATTAAGAATGGGATATTGCTTTGACTGTGTTGAAGCAGAATCTATCATTCAAGAAGGAGTTGATATGTATGATGCGGAAATTCCCGTTGAAGATGGATTAACAAGGGGGATGTATAAACTCAAGCGTATATTAAAAAATTACATAAAAATTCAATAACATGGCACAACAGACGGCACTTGAACAACTTATAGAATGGATAGATAGTGATTGTACACCTATGGATTGTGTAATGAAAGCAAAAGAATTATTAAAGGTGGAAAAGCAGCAGAATAGGTTGTTTTGGGTGCATGGTAACAGTACACAAGATTGCAAAACAACAGAAGAAATTAATGAGTGTTTTGAACTTGATTACAATCTAATCTACGGCAATAACACTAAAAAAGATTAAACATGGCACAACAGAATGAACAATTCGGAAATTCCGAACAGTTGGCACAACAGACAGCGGTAATTAAAGTAGGAAGCAAATACAGATTTGTTTCTCAAGGCATTGACGAAGTGGTGACTATAATAGAAAGTCCCTTAAAAAACAGTAGTGGGTTTTTAGAATTTGGTGCAAGAAATAAAGATGGTGTTTATCGTGTTTGCTTCAATGACGAATTATTTAAATTGGAAACGTCAGATAGCACTTGCCGCTAACACTCTGGCGCACCTATGAAGCAATAAACGTTATCGAAGCGTGGGGGTTGAACTTTTCGCTCGGTAATGTAATCAAGTATGTCGCACGGGCAGGGCGCAAGACCGATAATCCTATTGAGGATTTGGAAAAAGCAAAGTGGTATATTGAACGGGAGATTGATAAACTAAAAACCAAATAACATGGCACAACTAATAGCAACAATAGCTTTATCCCTAACTATAATTTTATTACAACACTTATATAATTTTATAGCAAGACGATTATGGGAAGATGGAGAAGAAGGTAACATAGCAGCTTTATTTTTCATTACAGCAATAAACATCCTTTTTTGTGTTGTACTTTTCAATTTAATAATCTCTATAAACAAATAACATGGCACAACAAGACATCGAAATAAAAAAAGTTCAAGTAAAAGAGGTTGCAGTGTCAACAAAAAGGACTCTTTATGTTTGTATATGTTGTTATGGTAATGGAATATTTCATGCAAGCTCGCCAACAGAAAGCAAGAGAGATGCCGAAAATTACGCATTTTCTATGTCAAAGCACGCTCAAACTGCCATTTATTCATTTGAGGTTGATGTACCAATAAACAAACAATAACATGGCACAACAAAAATGGGAACTTAAAGGTCATTCACATCAAATTGCCGATACAGGTGATTATGATGGCTATTATGAAATTACAAACGGCAAAATATCTTTGCTTACTAAAGATGATGATGATGAAGCGTTACAGCCAGTTGTAGATGCCTTGAATAATTCGGGGTGCAAGTTCTACCAAGATGATTGGATTGAGTTTGAAAACAAAATGCTGAAAGAAGAAATAATCCGCTTGAAGTTTATGATTAATTATCTACAAGCAAATTTGTAGCTGATACATACGAAAAACTAAAAACCAAATAACATGGCACAACAGAAACCTGACCCGAAGCTAATTGATTCCATGGCTATGAGATATAGACATGATTTTGGGCTTTTAGAAGAACCACATAAAGAAGCCATACGAACTACTATGAAACAATTATGGGAAGAAGTAGTTGGATTGGGATTTTATAAAGATGAACAATTCGGAAATTCCGAACAGTTGGCACAACAAAAATTAGTAAATTCCAAACATTTAGAATCAAGTAGTGCAAAAAATGCACAAGTTGAAACTGCGGTAGAGTGGTTTTATGAAAGACTTGAAAGAATGATTCCAAGAACAGAGATGTATAATAGGGATAAAATAATATATCTTGAACAAGCCAAAAAAATGTTTGAGCAGCAGATAATAAAAGCAGTTGATGTGGGATTTGATGAAGGATGTAAATTCCCTGAAGATATAAAATTAGGGAGTGGCGAACAATACTACAACGAAACCTACGGCAAATGATACATCAATTAAATCCAACTATAGATGTTAAAACACCATTAGGAGATGGAGAAGCTATTTTTTTAATAGATTATGGGGTAAATACAAATACGGTCTGGGTTTGCCGGATGAATGGAGGAGAAGTAAAACACTTTTGGTCAGACGACATAAAAATCTACGACAACCCAATGAACGGAAAGGGGTGGGATGTTAGCAATGATTCGGAAATTATGGGCGCAAACTGGCCTGCCTGTACTTAATTTAATTATATTTGCGTAAATAGTCAGGTGGCGGAATGGTAGACGCACCGATTGAGCGGCGGAGGTAATAGCCAATAACTCCTTACAGGTTCGAATCCTTGTCCTGACTACATAATCAGTTGCTAATACTTAAACAAAAATTAGTTGACAGCCCGGAAAGACGGGCATTTTTATTTCCATCCATATTCGCCTATAGATAGCTTTATTTGCTTAATTTTCTCATCCGATAGTGTTATTCTCCCCTTTTTTAACATTCTTTGAAAGTTCCCTTTGTCTATGCCAATTTCAAGGCACATTTTAGACCATTTAAACTTGTTGTGAGTATTTATCCAATCTGCTATATCTTGTTCTTTTGCGTTTGAAT